AAGGACTCATTCCTTTAGCTAATGCTAAACCTGCGCCTAATAAACCTTGTATTTGCGCTCTTTTTTGCAATGCAGCAGTTTCGTCAGCACCAAGTAATCCTTGATAATAACTAGGTGCAGTTCCGAACGGTGTTAAATCTTCTAATGCCATATATCACCTAAATTAGGGAAATTGGTTGACCGCCAATTACTGATTGTTTGTATGGATCCATTGATGCCATTGGATCAAATGGTTTAAGTCCAGGCCCTTTTTGTACTGGCATAGCTGGAGCAGCTTGAATTTGTGGTTGTTGGTCTGGTGTTAGTAAACCTTGAGTTGCACTTAATGCTTGACCTGTCATCATTGGATTTTCGTAAGCAGATTTTCCTGCCATACCTAATCTTTCCATGAATGTAGGAGCCAATGCAGTTGGTGTAGCAGCAGTATTAGCTAATAAATAACCAGAAGTTTCTGGAACAGCAGATAGTCCTAATGCACTACTTGTACCTGCATTTCCTATTCCTAATCCAGTTGCAGTATTTGCAGCAGTTAAACCAGTAGCACCGCCTCCTGCTCCAGCAGTAGTTAGACCAATTCCTTCACCTGCTCCAGCAGCTAAACCAGTTCCACCACCAACAGCAGTAGTTGCTCCTCCAATGCCTAATGCAGTACCACCAGTAAATCCAGCCATACCACCTAACATTGCACCTTGTAGAGGATTATTTGGCTTTATTAAAGCACCAATACCAGCACCAGCAGCAGCCAAAGTAATAGGATCAGCCATTATTTACCCCCGCTTTGCTGAGTTGTAGTAGTAGTCGTTCCACCAGATGGAACACTAGTAAATAGATTAGTGAATTGAGCCAATTTGCGCTCTGGTGTAGTCTGCTCGTAGTTCCAACGATTGATAGCATCTTGTAATGCTTTTTGTTGATACGACTCTTGACCTTGCCCTGCTGTCAGTAACTTCTGAATATCTTGGTAATCAGCCTGAGCATAAGCAGGAGCATTAGCAACAGCTTGCATTTGACGATTACGCTCTGCCTCAGCAGATTGATACGCTAGTTGCCCAGCACTTTCCGCTAGGTTACGACCAAATATGTCCTGAGCCTGACCTACCTGCTGACCCATTGCATTAGAGCCATAACGACCCATTGATGATGCTTTTGATTGCAAACCTTGTACGCCACGAGTATAAGCCTCTGTAGCCTGACGATTAGTACCTGCTAACGCACCCTCTAGGAATGGATTAACGCCTCGTCCTTGAACTGTAGATAGATACTCTTGCTGTGCTGCTTGCTGAATAGGAGAGCCTGTTATAGCTCGTTGTTGAGCTGCCTGTAATGCTAATTGAGTAGCATCACTAGGTGATACATAAGTTTGTCCAGGATAGAATTGTGCGCCAGGAGCTTGATATTGTTTTTTAGCTTCTTCAAGACCGTAAGTTACATAAGGCTTGATGCTTGGATCTAACCCGCTTGATGTTGTGGAACTACCTCCACCTCCGCCACCGCCCATATTAAACCTCGCAAATCCATTGTTTAGGACGGAAACCTAATTGTTTCGCCCTACGTTGCCAACCTTGTCGATGGCTAGAAAAAGTTACATATTTTGCATTAGCTTGACTTGCCAAGCCTTTTATGTATTTTAGCCCATCTTCAACCATTTGATAATCATTTTCTAACGTCCAAGCCGCCCAAACGTGTAGATGTAGTCCAGATGGCTGTAATATGAAGAAGCCACCAAACCTCTGCTCCTTCAAAGCTACCCATAGAAGCGATCTATTAGATATTAAATCTGCATAGACATCTTCTACTATCCAATCTTCTGGACTATACCCTTTGATCTGATCTAGTGGAGCTTTAATAGAAGCCCACCACTTTCTAATATCTGGTACTGGTATATGTCTAAATTCCATTAGCCCACCACAATGTAGCCATAAGTTTTATCCGATGTAGAGTTTGCCCAATGCGTAAGGATAGCACTTCCTTGCTGTTGTGAGGAAACATAAACATTAGATGATGCTGCTGGAGCTACATAATTCATTGTCGTAATTAACGATGCTGTGCTTGGTCTAGTAGGACTTGTTCCTGCTGCATAAAATTGTAAACTTACTGCCGTACTTGGAGATGACCAATAAATCTGAATATAGTCATTTGCAGCTAAGTCTAAAAAGTAATTCCATCCTGCGATAGTATGACCATCAACTCCACCATGTGAGCTAGGAATCCCAACTAAACCAGCAGAGCCAGTAATATCTGTACCGTTTTTCCTTAGCCAAATACTTACATCATGCTCTTGCGTATCTGTATTTTGGAATTGACCAGACCACTGTAAGTTATAAACACCAGCATTTCTGACGTTCATCCTAGAACTATTTGATAGATACACCCCGTTAGAATAATCAGTCGTATCTAGCGTCATAGCCGTAGCTGTATTTGCTGTTATAGACTGATCTACAACGCTTTCAAACGCACCGTAAGGAGCTGAATCAGAATAAGCAGCAGCAGATACAGGAACCAAGAATATCAAGCTCTCGTTACCTATACGGCTGTCGTATATAGTCGTAGTCGTAGCGTTACCAGTAGCTAAAGTTACCTTGCCAGTATTATTCGTCTTTCCGTCCATAATCCCACGAACAACCTCAGCAACCTGACGCTGATCTCCACCGAAAGGTGGTAATGTCTGGAATTGAACAGTTCTAGTCATCGAGTACCCTGACCACTAATATCAATCTCAACCGCTACAGCAGTTTTCCAGTTACCACTAGGATTCGTTTTAACCCTGTGATACCTACCTGCTGAACGTAGCCCACAGCGACCCTCAGAATCGGCTACAGACGCATCTCCGAACGTGATGGCATTACTTAACAGCTCACGACTTGCGACCGCTACAGAGCCGCTACCGTTATCCACAATAGGTCTGCCTAAAGTAATGACCGAATGACCTACATCTATGTCACCTGACGTTAGTGAAGCCTGTTTGTATTGACCGCTAAAGGTAACGATATTAGGGCCTCTCGTAGCACTCAGCAAAAGTAGTCCACCAACCCACTGACGATCATCAAGCGAGATACCAAGTGAATCTATGCTTGCGCTAAATGCGTCTAAGCCTTCCAAAGTTACCGATGGAGTTAGAGCAAACGATACGCTATCAGCAGTAGTCTCAGCATACGACCATTTGTTTAGCGAGATGTTATAAATCAGTAGTAAATTGTCACCATTCTGAGCAGGGAATAACCAAACAATCAGTCTTTTCTCTGTATCTACGGCAGATGACATTCCTAACTTAATAGCAGTTAGATTAGCATTATCAAAGAACCAACGATCAATCTTTTCTGTACCGATTCCTTTGGTTGTCTGACCATCACACACGTAAAAACCATCGTCTGCTAGGAAATACGTTAATCCTGCAAAGTTAATGATTGATCCTGCTGAAATACAGCCAAGAGTACGGTTAATTGCGTCAAACTGGAAGAAATACGGACTACCTGCATAAGACATACGATAGATTGCACGTTCTAGGAACACTAATCCGTATTCACCACCTGCTAAACCTGTAATATCACCGCCATCTGGTATGACCTGAGAGTCAGCTTGACTAGATAATGCAGGAGTCCAATCTGTTTCATCGTTAATATCAGACCAGTAAACCTTGTTTTCGTTACCAGTTGTGTTTGCAGCGACTACAAAGTCCTTAACTACCGTTACATATTTAGCAGTAGGAGCATCAGCAGACAAATCACCTGCGTAAGTCGATGAATTTAGCGTGTATGACTGCAATTTATTGCTGCCATTAGCCATAATCATCTTTTGACCGTACTGAACATTGTCCCAATACTCGATAGCACTGTATCCAGTAGTCGTTAATGCAGCCATCGCACGAGTGCCAGGAGTAAATTTGTATAGATTAGTAGCTGAAGCACCAAATAATGATACCGTTCCAGCGTATTTACCCGCAAAACAGCTTAATAAGTCAGCACTAGCAGCATCAGAGTATTCAACTTCATCCAATATTGGCGCATATCCATTGGTAACTGGATAACAGTTAACTGCACCAGTTAAAGCACCTGTAACACCAGGCTGATCTGGTAGCCATTCACCGAATATTATGCGTTGTTTAGCCATTATTGCCTTGTCCATGTATCAGATTGTGAAGCTACTACCGTCCATGTGTTCTCGCCTTCAGGAACGATAGTCCAAGTATTCGATTGTTCTTGCACGTTATCCCACTCGTCACCAATTACCTGACCGTCAGCAGTTACGTCTGCATTTGCCTCAATATTTCCTATTCCATTCCATACCGCTATCGCCAAGCAAGCTACTTCAGCTAAAGCATCTACAGAAGCATGACCTTCATAAAGAACACCACCGTTAGCAGTTACCGTAGCAGTTCCATCTACCGCAGCAGTACCAACTTGTACACGTATCCCGTCAGCCGTAACTGTTGCGCTACACGCTACATCACCAGTAAAGAATAAAACTCTAGTAGCCTGTGCAGTTACCGTAGCTGTACCGTTTATAGAGCCAGTAGCATTAATTATTAAACCACCGTTAGCGGTAACGGTAGCAGTGCCAATTATTGAGCCACTAGCACTGAATATAATCCCACCAGCCGCACTAACTGTGGCTAGGCAAGATATGTCACCAGTGCCATAAAATAACTTACCGCCATTCGCTGTTACTGTTGCAAAGACATTGACACTAGCAGTCCCAAATAGAACCCCTGCTCCGCCTATAGCTGAATAAGGATTCTCTGAGTATGCTGATATACCAAACATCTAGAACACCACCCACTTAGACCCACTTGGTACAGTTACGCTTACGCCACTATTAATCGTAATAGGGCCAGCACTCATAGCTGAGTATCCACTAGGAATAGAGAAGGTTGTAGCTACAGTACGATTATTTAATACGATACCGTTAGAAGAAGCCATCTGATCTGCATAAGCAGTATTCGTAGCATCTTCATGAACTGACTTAGCGGCAGGATACGTAGCAAATACGTCCTTACTATTAGCCGCAAACGATATAGGTGAAGTAGTACCAGAGCTGTTAGCTAATACCGTAGTACGAGCTAACGTAGTACCTGATGATGTGTACGTACCGATACCTACTTCCCATGTGCCAGCAGTGCTATCAACAATAGAATAGTAGGTAGTATTGCCATTACCAATTACAGCAAAAGACTGAAAACCAGCGACAGCACCTGCAAGCGTTAGCGTACCAGTGCCAGCAGTGGTAGATGTTTCCTTGACACGATCTGCGACAACTAGTGGCATCGCTTACTCCTTACGCCAGAGTTACGCTAAGACCGCCAATAGCTATCTTAAAGATATCTCCAGATGATATAGTTTTTGATGTGTCTAATGGTGTGTGATACAGCAAGTTACCAGCAGAAGAAGCATCAAGCAAACCAATCCAACCAACTGTACCCCATGAGCCAGAAGCCTGTGGAAACTCAATTGCTGCACTATTTGTAGACACACCGTTACTAGGCGCACCCATCGTTACAGCCATGCGAGTATAAGAACCACCAGATACTTCAGTGCCAGTGTTAGCGTCAGTAGGATCAGACGTATATAAGCCCATGTAAACCGTTGTAGGGCTTGTGTAGCTCGTATTACGCAAGGTAGCGTTAATCAGAGCATTTTCGAGGAAATTTGACATTTCAGCCATTTGTTACTCCTTAAATATATTTCTTTTACTGCGATTTTCAAATTGAGTTATAACTCTCAAATTCCAAGGAACGTGCAAACCACATACTTCATTATTTACTAGAGGAATTATGTGGTCTACCTCATACTTAATTCCAGAGTCTCTAGTTTTTAATCTAGCTTCAATATAAAAATCTTGTATCTGTTTCTTTAGTTGCTCATCAATCCATTTTGGAACTGCTTTTCTTCTTGCCGCCCTAGATAATGCTTGATATGCAAATAAATTTAGTTTATTTTTTTCGTAACTTCTTTTTGATTTTGCAGCATATTTTTCTTTATTATTTCTTTGCCATTCTATTACGCTTTTTTTAATTCTTTCTTTGTTTTTTTCGTAATTCTTATAATGGTATTCTTTACCTTTTTCTCTTTGTTCTATTGCATTACTTTGATACCAATTATCTTTATGTTCTTTCTTACAACTTCTGCACCATCTACTAAATCCGTCCTTAGTGGACTTCTCCTTAGTAAACATCTCATGCGGCTTTTCAGTATTGCACTTGGTGCAGCACTTCATTGTTACCTCACGTTATATGACATTGACATAGGTTGACCACTGTATTCACTACTTTGGTCAGATATTGTTATTGATGATATTGCTCTATCGTACAAACTAGCCCAAGTCTGTAATCTTGCATCATTCATTAGATACGGTTCTGCCTCACCTAAAGAAGCGTAAAGCAAAGCATCTGGATAGTTAGTCAAGAAAACATTACCCGTATTCGTATCGCTCAAGAAGTACGGTTGTGCGTAGTAAAGCATCTGTAATTGATAAGCACTATCTGGAACTGGAGATAGCTGTAGTTCAGTCGCTAAGACGGTATATTCAGTAGGTTTACCTGACTCGGTAACTCTGTAAGAATTATAGAAAGCATTAGGAGCTGAGTACGCTAGAGTCGTAATAGGATTCGTATTAACGTGAATATCACGCATCTCTAGGAAGTCGGTAGGAAGTCCAACAGTAGAGTCACCGCCAGTAGTTGACGCAGTAGCTACAACCAACATCTGACGAGTTCTAATCTCTCTACGCAAACGTAATTCAGCTAACTGAATAAACGTAGGAATCATAGCCGTTAGATCGCTACGAGCCAAATAACTAGCTATTGTAGTTTTTAAGTCACTGTAGCTTGTAAACGCCATATTATTCCTCTAGTTGCTCGAAATCATCCCAACCATACTCATACGTACCTATGTGTTTGATGTGCATAGATAGCTCGTGATCCACGTAAGTATCAAAGCCATTATCGCCAGCCTTAACGCAAAAGTGAACGTCCTCACCTACTACACCTGTAGGCCCCCATCCGGCATCAAACCAAGCCTGTGGAACCTTCTCAAACACTTCCCTACGAATCATTACCGCCCCAAAACCAACAGCAGTAACTTTCTCAATACCTTCTTTACCACGAGAATCGACATTAGACCAATGATGGCGAATACCTTTCTCATCTTCTGACTTAATTAACAACTTAGTCGTAGGCATACAAGGCTTACGTCTTGTGACTGCATTGACACCGAGAATCCCAACCTCACGAGATAACATAATTGTTATCAGATCAGGAGGAAAACGCATATCGCTATCAATGTACAGAATAGCGTCACAGCCCTCTTTTAATGCTACCTGAGCTAACTTCTCACGCTGATCAAATATCAACGTGCCAGGCATCGTATAAAGGCTTAGACCACCACTTCCATCCTTGCATCGAACAGACGCATCGTGTGCAGCCATCCTAGCAAAGTCAAAAGCAAATCCTGTATGAACCTCGTCTCTACATGGAATACAAACGCCAACTCTCATACTGTTCCTCGATATATCTTTAACGGAGCTTGTTCAGGATGGTTGAGCCACTTCTTAAAAGCTACCTCATCCATTATCGCAAAACCTCTCATGATTCCCATTTGGTTTAGCTTATCAATAGGTGTAAATGGTATTGAGCCTATTAGATGTAAATCTTCTGTTGCTCCTGTTCTTTCTTTGTCTATTTCTCTAAGAACTTTGTTGCGTTCTAGGCTGTCTGATATATCTTGATTAGTCTCGATGATAATACCGCCATCACCGTCCGCATGAACCGTATGATTCCGAAAGTTTTCCCTTGGTCCCTCAAAAAAGTACCC